CCGAACACCTTTGATGCCAATGGCTCAACTGCAACCATGATGCGATTCTTCATGCGTGTGAACTTCTCTGCGAAGTCCTCAGTGTCAGCACCGGCACCGATGATCGTGTCAGAACCTGAGACGATCGCCTGCTGCATCTCTTCGAAAGACAGTTTGCCTTCTCGGATCATTGCAGCCAATCGTGGGCCTGCTTTTGCACCGAACACTTCGAGTGCAACACCGGCAGCGTCAGTGTCACTTTTTGCGTTCTTGATGCTGTTGAATGTTTCTGAGAAAACAACGCTCGCGTCTTTGCCGTTCTTTGCTGCTGTTGCGAGTGTGCGCGACAGTGCAGGCATCACATCTGATGCATCGACACCGGCCTTCGCGAGCGTCGCGATGAATGCTGCTGACTGATCGAAGTTGAGACCAACCTGACGCAAGACGACACCGGCACCTGACATCGTTTCTGCCAAGGCTTGCACTGACACACCAGATTTCTGCGATGCACGGAACAGCACATCGAGTTTGCCTGATTGATCTCCGGCAGTGACACCAAAGTTCTGGAACACTTTCGCAACAGATTCGACGTTTGCGTTCAGTTCTGTTCCAGTGATGCGTGACAGTTCGAGCATCTGCTGTGACAGTTGTTGGAGAGGTTGCCCAGTCAGTCCGAGTCTTTGGTTCAGTGTTGTGATTGCGGTACTCGCATCACCGAATGATGCGGGCACTGCAGAGACAACAGCCTTGAAGTCATTCTGCAGTCCAGAGAGTGCATCGCCAGTCGCGCCTGTTCCAACTCGAATCGAGTCGAACGCTTCATCGAATGACTGACCTACAGCGAACAGACCTGCACCGGCAGCAGCGAATCCTGCACCGATACCGAGCGCGACCTTTCCGGCAGCGTCTCCAAATTTGCTCATTTTGCTTTGAGTCTTTTTGGAAAAGTCGTCTAATTCTTTTTGGGCAGCCTTGAGTCCTGCATCGCTGAATGTTGAGAGAACGTTGATGACGACTGCCATGACCTAACCCACTTACCTGATGGAGGCTTGAAGAATTGCCTCATACTTTTCGACGATTGCCTTGATGTCTTGACTGATCTGCTCTTCGCCGCGAGACTCGTCCCACGCACGCCAGATCAGTCGTGACGTTTTCATGCCGCCTACGTTGCGAATGTTTCGCACGAATTGTGCACCGTGCGGACCTTCGCCTTCTGATTGACTTCCGGCGAGTTCATAAACAACACCGGCACCTGCTCTGTTGGTAATTCGCCACGCGGATTGCACTGCGTTTCCGCGTGCACGTTTTCCACCTTGACGAACTGTGATTCCTTTTTTAACTTCCGACGCATCCCACGCAATACTCGTGGACCACTTATTATCTGAGCGCGGTTTCGATGGTCTGCGCCAGTTACGCATGACAGTTTCTGGCACATAACTTTTCGCCAGGGTTGCAATAGGTGTCAGATTCGATCTGATCTCACGATCCATCTCTCGACGCAGTTCGGGGCTAAACGCTTTGAGTTCTTTCTTGAACTTTGCATAGTCCTTCACTGTGACATCGAAGTTGATCTCTTGCAATGCGTCACGCTTGTTGATCTGAAACATGGTTCACCGTTTCGAGTTTTGTCGTGCTTGTTCTTTAAGCACTGCGACGATCGCCCAGAAAATATCCGGCGGTGCAGCGAGCAACTCATTAGGTGAGATGCTCGTGGCGACAGCAACCTGCGCCACGAGCAACGTCATCGACTCTCTAAAGGGACGCGGCTTTCTTCTCCCGCTTCAATGCCTTCAATGGTGTCGAGCCATTCATCGAATGGTTTGACAACAGCACCGGAGCGGTGAGTCGCTTTCCACGCCAACCAAGCAAGAGCCTCATAGGACATAGCCTCACCGAACAGTTGGTTCATTCCTTTTCCGAAGTGTCGCTCAGCAGCGACGATGACGGCAGGAGTGACAGTGATCTCATACGGCTCACCCGTTAACGGTTGAACCGTAAGTCGCATGAGAGCAGCCATGACTAGACCGTAGCCTTCGTGATAGTTCCATCGACGGGCCATGTGATACTGGCTGAGGCTAATTCTCCAACCTGTGCATCGAGTGGCATCCATTCGGTGATGAGTGCGTTCATGCTGTACGAAGGATTTGCTGTGCCGGTGGCGGTGCCGTTCGGCTTAACAACAACAGCAGCGGTGCTACCAATTAACGGATAGAGAGTCGCCTCGACCTGTGCAGCACTGAAGTCCTGATAGAAGTCAATAGCGATCGATGAATCTTCCAGACCGGCTACGCGACGTTTGCCGCGATTGCCGAACGTGGTCGTGTCTAATTCTGCACGAGTTGATGAGAGCGTGACTTTGCTGATGTGCGACGAAAGATCGACGCCACCGATGGTCACGTTCGCTTGGGTGATGACAATAGCCATGACTATTGCTCCTTTGTGGTTGGGGTTTCGGTGGCCTCGCGGCCCTTCTTATTTTCTGCGATGTGTCCTGTCTGAATCAGAAACGACACATCGAGTCCTTCGAGATCATCCTCTGTGAGTGTCTCGTTTGGTAATCGTCCCGCTACAGGTAACGGTCCGACGATTTTGTAGGTGCTCATCTTTTCTCCTTAAGCGTGCACAGTGACGTTGAACTCGCATGACAGATATGCAGCATCACCCAGGGTGACGGGACGCACACCGATCATGTCTGCGACGATCAGTGACTGTGCTGCACCGGCAAGTGTTTTGTCTGCTTCGATTGCTGCGCGAACAGAACCGGTGCCAGAGTAACTGATCCAACTGTCCAGAGTTCTTTGTGATTGACGTTCACCCATTCGACCGGCGACACATGAGATGACGAACTGCCACTCTGACAGTCCACCTTTCATGGCTCGATGATAGGTCACCGATTGCAGTTGAATCACTGCTACCGGCGGGTTGATCTGTTCCGGCAGATGATCTGCGACTCGTAGACCTGAGATCGTTGCGAGTCGCACACCGAGTTGTGTATGTAGGTCTGATGCTGTGCCTGCCATTAGGCAACCACCATCACACGGAACGGACGCAGCATGCGCTCGACATCAGGGTCGATGGCACGCACAGTGATTGCACCGAGGTCACCGAATCCGGCAACACCGAGCAATGAGTCGCCACGTTTCACCAATCGACCTGCGAGCAGAATGCATGCAGATCGCACAGGGTAGGGGATGTCCGGCCATCCCCACCGAGCAGTGATCTCGATGGGTGCAGGTGCCTGTGTTAATGGGAACAGTCCAGGGGTAGTGGCTCTGATGCGCGTGATGGGATACTTCCCTTCGAGTGCATTCAGTGGTTCTAGTTGATACTCACTAGCGGTCAATGTTTTCGAGTGTGTGTTATCACCATTGACATCAATTTTGATGACGAGTCCAGTGGTCTCTGCAATGTCATTGACGAATACTACTGAGTCATCAGTGGTGATGAAATGTCGTTTCCAGTTGCTGTTTCCTTGTCCGACTGGTGCCATCTTCCAGAAGAATCGATTGCAATGATCGTCGATCACTCTCGATGCTTCCTCGATGCGACGCTCTAGCAAATTATCATCGACGCTATCTGTGATGCGTAGCACTGCTTTCAGTTCTGCAAGTGTGCAGTAGCCGTTGTCGATTGCCATGTCATAGCCTCCATGCTTGAACGTATCCATCGACAAGAGGTTCAGCGTCGATGCTTTTCATGTGTGCAGCAACCTTCATGCCTTTTCCTGCTACAGCCATATTGTCATCGACTGCGACGATCGAACCGGTGGACAGCATGTGCATCGCTTCATTCAACTCGTCGAGATGATGCTGCGCTGATGGTTCAGGATTGCTCCAGTCAATGTCGAACGAATCAAGGTAGAGAAGGTCGATGTGTTCGAGTTTGAGTTTCGGGATCATGTCGAGTGAGTCGCCAGTCACCGCGATGGTGTGTGAGAGTTGTAACTGTTCGACGAGTTCTGCACCGGCAATGTCGATGTCGATGGTCCACACCTGCCCGTCGAGTTGTTTTGCGTATTCATTCCAGACGATCGTGGACTGTCCATCACCGGCCCAGTTGCCTAGTGTGCGAATCGTTCCAGTTTCGACGATCACACAATGCTCATCGAGTAGTGCTGTGATAGTTCTGAATGCGTGCTCTCTTTTGCCGAGCAGATGCCACTCGATCATCGTTGATCCATTCGCACGTCGATCTCATCCAAGATCGGTTTCCAGTATTGATCGAACACGATCCGGTGGTCATATTGTTCAGCGTGCTTTCGCACCTGTGCTCGCAGTTCAGGGTCGCGTGCCTTGTCGTATGCGTCGTTCAGGTTCTCGACGATTGATCCGACTACAGGTGCACCGAACCAGGATTTTTGTGCAGCGTCCCAATCAGGTTGGACTGCAGTGACCCATCCATAGTCTCCGACTAGTTCAGGTTGTGCAGTGAAGTTCGAGACGATTGATGGAACACCACAGGCTGCAGTCTCAATGACAGGCACTCCGAATCCTTCGCCGCGTGAGCATGCCAGATTGACGTCGAATGCACCGAACAGCACTGACAGCATGTCAGGGTCAATGCCGCAATAGTAGGCCCATTGATCTACCCACACGAGACGATCCTCAGGGATGCCTGCTGCTTTAACTAATGCGAGTAGGTCGATGCCTCCATGTGCACCACGTTTCTCTGTGTGCAGGTACAGCCACGCGTCTTGATGTTGTTGCATGAATAATGCAGCAGCGAGCAGATTTTCGCCCCATGCTTTACGAATCGGGGAGATGCCTTTGTTCGCTGCGACCATTCCGATCAGGAATGCGTCAGCAGGTATGTTCAGAATGTCTCGACCTGTCGCACCTTGGATGGTGTCATGTGGTTCGAATGTTTTAGTGTCTACACTGTGCGGTGCATACATCGCATCGATGTCAGCGCGTTGTAGTTCTTGCAGTCCGAACTGTGCCATCGCTATGGGCAGCACGTTTGGACGGTTGCACCATTCGATGACATCAGATGGTGCAGGTGTGTGGTCGATAGGTACCCATGATGCGATCACAGGAATCGAATCGACGTTTGAGTTCTTGTAGACCCAACAGTCAAAGAGTGTGACTAGTGCTGTGGGCGTTCCTGTTTGCGCTTCTGCGTATTTTGTGTGCGCTTCGAGGACGTCTGCTGAGTAGGGATGGTATCCGGTTGGGAGGACTTCGATGCCTTCCCAGTTTGAGATTCCACCTGAGAGGCCGTAGTTCGTTGAGAGCGTGACTTTGCGTCCGTCTTGTTTGATCGCTTTTGCGAGGTGCGCCGTTTGGACTCCGTAGCCTGTACCTGCCCAGGGTGCGTTTGAGTGGATGAGGACTCCTGCGCGCGACCGCGCTGCAGCATTGACTGTGCGAGGTAGTCCGGTAGATCGATTTCCATTCCGTGAATTTTGACGAACATGACCGGCGTGTCTTTTCTTTCCCATGAGTGTCTGCTTTCCGTTGTGTTCCGTTGTGGTGCGTGCAGGTGGGATAACCCAACGGGAAAGTCGTCCCACCTGCACGCGAATGTGAACCAGTGAAAACTGGTCACGATTTTATGGGTGTTGCATCCTTAGGATGCGCCGCCCTTGAAGTACCAAACAGCATTGCCGTCAACGAGGTTGCCGTCACCACGCCACACGACGCGGAATGTGATGAGGTCATTCACGAAGCCAACGCTGTCGTCACGAGCAAAGTCGATGCCGCGTACTTGGCGTACGTAGTAGGACGATGCGTCACCGAAGATGACCGAGCGTGCTCCGAGAGCAACGGCGGGAACGTCGGGATTTTCGTAGACAGGGAATCCGAGCAGGCGGTCCGGTTCGCCAGGGACGAGACCAGGGGCCCACAGGTATTGACCATCGTTGTCCTTGAGTTTGCGAATCGCAGCCAAGGTCGCACCGCGCATCTGGAACGATGCACCGCGACGACGGTATGGCGACGGGCACGCATACACAAGATCAACCAAATTGTCGGCTGACGGCGCACCGGCTACACCAGTGCCACCAGTGACGGCTGACGATGCAGCAGTGACCAAGCCCGTGGGCTGCACGGTGCCGGTGCCTGCGGTGAGACCGTAGTTGACGGCGGTGCCCATACCAACGGCAGCCTGACGCGCGACGAAGTCGAGCAGGTTGATTCCACTGTCCTCGACAACTTCGCGAGAAAGTTGGAACGTGGCAGCGTACTTGAACGCACCCAAGGTGACGAACGCTTGGAACGTGGGATCGCTTTCTGCGATTGCAGTTCCTTCAGCGGTAACCACCGGAGCGGTGTAGGCGTTGGTGCGCGGAATTTGTAACGATTCGCCACCATCGGTGGTGAGCATCGTGACGACATTTCCGTCGAGCATCGGACCTTGAACGACAAGGTGCTCAACGAGAGTGTTGTAGAACGATGTAGGAACCGGTGCACCAGTTGATGCCTTGGTGACATCACGCTTATCGAATGAGAATGAGCGACGCTCTCCCATTGCGATCTCACGAATGATGTCAGCGTCAGACTTTTCAGCAGCAGGAACGCTACGAAGTCCGAGATCTGCAGGAACACCTGCAGCAGCGCGAGCCTCACCGATTGCACGTTCACGTGCTTCAGCGTCGAGGATCGCCTTGCGGCGTGCGTCCATTGCGTCGAGGTCTTCGTTCATGCGGTTGAACTGTTCGATCTCTTCGCCTGATAAATCGCGACCTTCTGATGCAGCGTGATCGAGGAGGGACTTAGCCTGCTCCCATGTGCGTGCACGCTGTTCAGTCAGACGCTCGATGAGTTCTTCACTCATTGTGTCTCCTTACAGGGATAGTGGTTTGGTGGGATGCAGGTGGTGGTCGCGGGTGGTGGCAGTTGCGCTGACTGCTCCGGTCCTGACTCCGGTCTGCGAATCAAACTCAACGCTTGGTGTTGAGTTCAAGAATGCGAGCAGCCAACGCAACAGGAATGGTGCGCTCTTCTGACTGCTCAACATCGACGACTGAATCGTCGACGATCTGTCCTGCTTCATCTTCATCAGTTGAGCGCAACTGCGCTGAGTCTGTTTCAGGATAAGCAGGGAAACCTGTGACCGGCGAAACTTCGTGCAAGATGATTTCACGCAACTCGCGTGACTGCCCATCTGCACTCCATACGTCGCCATTACGAGGAACTGAAAAACCAAAGGAAAACGAATGCACGAGACCTGATGCAACATTCGTAGCGAGGTCGAGTGCATATGAGGTGGCCGGTAGTTCAATATCGACGCGCAGTCCACGCTCATCAGTGCTCAACAATAGTGAGCCATTTTTCGTCGAGCCGATAGGCAGATTCGTGTCATGGTTGATGAACGCTCGAATCTCTCGACCACTTCGCAGCGTCCGGTCAAACGCGTTAGGTGCAATAGTTTCGACGAACACGCCACCATCACGGCGAGGAAGTGGTTCGCTTTCAGAGTTGAAAACTGCCGCGTAACCTTGCAGGCGTTGTGGTCCTTCACCATCGTCGATGAATCGAAGTTCAGAAACCTCGAAGTTTCTAAACTCAACCTCACGACCACCGATGCGACGAGCCTCGACATCTGGCGCGGTGTATCGAACCGGAGCAGGTTCGACAGTTTCTACTGTTTCAATGTTTGTGAATTCATCGGTGCTCATTGCTGACCTCTCGCTTGCAAGGATATTTGCCGCCCATGTTTGTCCAGGGTCTCCTCCCCAGAGTGCCCATGCGATGCGACCGTTCGACGGGTAGCCAGTTTCATCTGGCCTAAATCCTTCGCCCTGCTTATCGACTTCATGTCGTGCGAAGTAACTATTCATCCGGCGCACTGTGTCTAGTGACAGATTCACACCGTTTGAGATATCGCGAGCGCGTGCGATTCCTACAGCAGTACCACCGCGCCCAAATTCTCGACGCCACGCGAGTCCACGCGCAGCCTCAGTCATCATCTCTCGTGTTGGCTTGTACGACTGCCGACTGTCATTGCCGAACTCTGCAATGTTGAGAGCGGTGAGATGATCCTCTGCTTCTGCCATTGTTGAATGACAGCCGCCGGCGACCATCTCACCTGTTTCAGTTTTTACGACTGCGAATCCATCACAGCCTTCAGCATCATTGACTATCTCGTAAGGCATGACGATCTCACTCCGATGGTGAACTGTCCACACCTGCAGGCGGTGGATTGTCACTAGGTCCGGCCATAGGTGCACCAGGAAGTGCCATGACGAACTCGTCGCCACCTTCATATGGTTCGAGATTTTCTGCCTGTCGTGCTTCATTAGGTGTAATGAAGCCAGACATGATGCCGACTTGGTGAGCGCGATAGCGATTGATCGTGTCAGCGCGTAAGAAGTATGAAGTATCGAAAACGATCCGGCGAGGTGCAGGCATCAACGATGACAGTGCAACCTCAATGCGACGCAACCAAGGGAGGAGCGTGTAGGTGACGAAGTGCATGCCTGCACTCTCATTGTTCTGGTAGGTCTGCGAATCACCACGCGCACCGATCATGTAGGCAGGCACACGGAAGATGCGTGCGATCTGTGCGATCTGTTCTGCGCGTGTTTCGTTCATCTCAGCATCAGCAGCCGACACCTGAATTGGTCGCCACTTAATACCATTAGTCAGAACAGCAGGACGGCGTCGCCGTTGGTTCTGCGTCTGCCATGTTTCTTGCAACACCTTTGCCTGCTCGACAGTGAGATCACCGTCAACTTCAAGCACTGATGATGGTGTCGCACCTTGACCATAAAACTGAGCGAGATGACGTTCCATCGCTAATGCGAGACCGATTGAAGTTTTTTGCATTTCGAGTGGGGAGATGCCCACCAAAGACTGTGGTGGTGTCCACCATCTGATGTGCAGCATATTCTCTTCACGGACCGGCACACCGTTTGTGGTGTAGTACCGTTTTCCGTTCACTGCTGTCACTTGCACATTCATAGGATGCAGAGGTGTCAGAGCAATGACAGCACCGGTGTCAGGATCGCGGTCAATGTAGTTGTACGAGTTGCCATGCAATGCGAGTGACGACACCATCTGATGAACCAGTTCATAGGTGGTGGTTTCTGGATGGTCACGGAACCATGCAGGCATGGGTGCAGGTTCGGTGCGATTACCGATTTCGCGAATGGCGCGAGCAGGTAACACAGCAACAGAATCAGCCAACAATGCAACGCACGCGAGAACAGGTGTGACCTGCAATGCGTTTGACTCGTTAATAGGTTCGCCTGAGTAATTAACACCAGGCACCCAGTTAGAGACGCGCACACGCTCGACACCGGCAGCGCGTTTTGAGAAGATGCTCATTTATTTTGCCACCAGATAAGAAGCCGCGATCGTCAGCACACCTGCGACGATAAACGCGAGAGGGATAGAAACGAGAGCGCAACCTACAACGATTGCGACAGCACCGAGGAACTCTGCGACGGTAGTGAGGATGTCAGTCATCAGTGATGCTCCAAGGGTCAATGATTGAGGGAACACTCGGAATCGAATCAGGATTCGTGTGCCAGAACAGCGCGAGCGTGCATGCAACTAACGGCGACACATCGATTGTCGTGTCACGTCGAGCCCATGCCCAAGAATCACCGAGCGAACGTTTTTTCGCACCGGCTATCGCAGTAGATAGTGGCACCTGATCGAGATGCCGCAACTGTCCAGAGACAGTCAGGTCAAAGAATTTGCCGCAACCTGCAGAAACTTCACGAGGTCGAACCTCAACTATTTTCAGACCTACAGTGCGGAGATCACCGATCAACGAATTCGCACCAGATACAGGATCGAGCACGATCGACTTGTAGCGTCGCGCACGATCGTTGTCTCGAAACCAATCTAACACCCAAGAGGTGCCAGGGCGGTTTGCGATCACCTCGACATGCACGCGACCATCTCGACGCAGACCTGCAGCACAGATCGAAGTCATCGACCGATTCGGTGTGACATCGATTGCGATAGTCGGCTGATCCACTATTTGAGAATGAACATCAATGCACTGAGACCACTGATCCTCAGAGATAACCTGCCAAGGTGCAGCAGCATCGCGTGACTGACGCTGATTGAGAAACGCACGCCGAAACTCAGATTCGCTCATGCTCTCGTAGTTGTAGCGAATCGTTTCCGGTGTGACAGTGTGACCCAATGCAGGCATGCATGACCACTCCGGTGCAGACCACTCGAAGAACGCTACAGATGAAGTGTCACCGGCAGCAGCACGCAATCTACCTGCATCAACTTTGTCGTTCAGGTAGACAGATTCCTCAGTGCCCATAGTGGACACGATCCACAACTGAGGCTGTGGACGCGTAACCATCGCAGGCTTCTGCGACTGCTCGATGCGAGAATCTTTCTGAGCGAACGCCTCGTCAATGATTGAACAGTCAGACTGCCCACCATGACCTGACGATTCAGTCGATGCGAGCAAACCCCAGATCGAACCATTCGCCCACCGGATCGCCTCTGACCCGTTCGTCTTACGAACAGTGAACAACGGCGAGAACGGTGACTGTTCCAACACCGGCAGATGATCGTCCTCCCACTTCAGTCGAGCATCTTTGCCAGACTGAGCAGTGTAGAAAACACGCTGATTCGGACCCATCGCTATGCAGCGATGAGTCATGATGGAAAGAGTGAGAGTTGTTTTCCCAGACTGGCGAGGAACTGTCAGCACGATCTCGCGATAGACCAGACGACCTGTGTCAGGATCAATCTCGAAGGCAACATCAGCGACGTGACGCTGCCAAGGCATAAAAGGCTGACCTAGTGCAGCACTAATCTGTGCGAGTTTCCCACCTAGTGTGGGGCGTGACGTTCTCTGCGTTGACCATCGGGGAGGACAACTCAGCGAGCCAGTTTGTGAGTGTGTCGGATTCCCGTCCATCACGACCTTCTAGTTCTGCGAGTGTTGCACGCAATTCGCGAGACACAGCAGCAGTCGCCATGCCTGCATCGTTGTCGAGTGCTTTAGCCAAAGTGATCGCCAAGCGACCACGCGCATCATCGACATCAGAAACTTCTAACGCTTTGAGATGACTGCGAACCGCCTTCTCATTAGGTCCAATAGCGCGACTAGTTTTCGTCGCTGCTTTTTTAGTTGCCATAAAAACCTCACACGCGCAATGAATCGATCCAGGAATTCAACTCTGCGAAAGTGCCGACAGAATGTCGCCACCTTTTGCCAGTCACAGTCAAATATCTTCCCGAACCATAAACCTCGATGCCTTTAGTGCATCGACCTTTGATGACATCACCGAATCCCCAGACATGCAGTCCAGTTCCCGATGGAGAAACCTCGACATATGTTGCAGGCAAATTGTCGAGCAAAGGCTGTGCCCAGTCGAGCAATCTTCCTCGACTGTCGAGACAGTCATCGAGATCGACACACACGATGCGATCGTCAGCAGACAGGACGAATCCAACACCGACACCAACACTCGACAAGGCTGCTGATTCATAGTCAGTCCATGTCGATGGATCGGTGGAACTCGCTGCACTGTTTCGGGTCGTCAGAGGCATTTTGGTCTCTGACCACCTAACCCAGTGAGCGATGTCGCGCAGCACCTTTGGTGGTGCTGATCTGTGCGCTGCGACTCGACACTTCGTCGAGCAGTAGAGCATGTCACCGCGTCGTGTGGGTGTCATGCGTTGTGTGCAGTGCGAGCAGTTCACATCACCAGTCTAGGTGTGTAACGACTACAGCACAACAGCCTGCGAAAATATCGCAAACTCAGACACTCCGCATGAGATCGATTCTCACGCACTGAATCGTGTGATACTTTTCCGGCTAACACCAAGGGAAGAACCAACGCAGCAGAGAGCGATCTGAGCGATCTGATGACCTTCCAGTCCCCCAGAT